TTCAACCGCCCTATGCTGGAGGTATCTATTCTTTAAAGTCTGCCAAGGATTACAATGCAGTCTTGACAAATCCATCTTTCTGGCAGGGATGCCGGTATGATCGAGTGCTAATATTTCAGCATGATTCTGGATTATTAAAAGATGGCATTGAGGAGTTTTTAGAATGGGACTTTATAGGATCGTGGATTAAAAATATACCAGGCTGCATGAATGGAGGTTTAAGCATTAGAAATCCTAAGCTAATGTATGAGATTTGCTCAAAGCATCGGTATAAAGGAATGGCAGTACATGGGAATGAAGATATTTACTTTACTAATAAGATGCGTGAGCTAGGTTATAAATTACCCGATAAGGCAACCTGCAATAAGTTTGCCGTTGAAACAGAGTTTGAATATGGCTCAGTAGGTTATCACGCCATAGATAAGTATCATAAAAATTATAACCTTTTACTAAATCAATATGATTGATAAAATATTAAAAGTTACGGCAGAGCAGTTAAATGCAATCAATCTGTCTAAGTATCTAAAGAGTACGGATGATCTAGGATTTCCTAAAGGGTGGTTTTACATGGATGCAGGACTTGAGCATTACAGATTACTAGCTTATATAAGCACTTTATATAACGGAGTTACTTTGCTAGACATTGGAAGTTATCAGGGAAGCTCTGCCATAGCTTTGTCATTTAACAAAAAGAATAAAGTTATCAGTTATGACATTGAGCATCAGCCAGAGATAGCGGAAATTAAAATACCTAACATAAAATTTATAAAAGGCGATGTTTTAAAGTATGAGATTGCAAGTCCTTTTATAATGCTAGATACTTATCATGACGGCGAGTTTGAGCAAAAGTTTGCTGATCATTTGCTAAAGATTAATTACAAAGGCTTAGTCATGTTTGATGACATTTATTTAAACAATGAAATTAGTAATTTCTGGAATGGATTAAAGAACGAAAAATACGATTTAACACATATAGGACATCATACAGGTACAGGCATAGCTATTTATGATTAATTTATTTACTTCAATTTATACCGATAAAAGCGCAATCAGGCAAAAGGAATTAATCTACTGCTTAAATAAAAACATAGAGAATCCTCATATAAATAAAATTTATCTTTTTGTAGATGGTTTTGTTGAGTTGCCAAATTCTGACAAATTAGTAATTATACCATTTCAGCGACCAACATATAGAGACTTTTTTAATCTGATTGACAGAACAGTCACAAGCAGGGATGATATATCAATGGTTGCAAATACAGATATTTATTTTAACCATACGCTTAGCCAGTTGACTTTAAATGAACGGCAATGCATAGCGTTAAGCAGGTGGGATGATAAGATAGGAGGTTTAAAGTTACATAATGAGCGCTTTAGTCAAGATGTCTGGATATTTAAGGGCAAGATGCGCAATGTTAATTTCTGTGACTTTTATTTAGGCATACCGGGTTGTGATAATCGGATTGCTTATGAGTTACATAGTGCAGGTTATGCGCTTTATAATCCAGCTACAAGAATACAAGCTATACACTATCATAGAAGCGACCTGCATAATTACGATGGCAGAACATTAAAGATACAAAGACCATATCTGTTTATTCCTGTAACATGAACATCTTACTAAGTCCAGGCATTTACTTACCTCACCAAAGGGCAGGATCTGAAATTTATTTGCATCGGGTTGTAACTTATCTAATGAGCAAAGGTCATGAGGTTAAAGCAGTTACTAGATGTCCTGAGAATTACAGTTTTGAGGGCATACAAGTTTACAAGGCTAAAGACAATTACAAGCAATGTCATAATGATTTATGGGACTGGGCAGATTTGGTGTTCTGCCAACTATCAGGCACTTATTATGCCATGAATAAACAAAGGCTAAACCCTAAAAAGGTTATAAACTTTGCTCATAATAACGTAGGCTATCCGCAGGTTAACATTAGACATAATACTTATACAGTTTATAACTGCGAGAACACAAAGCGAGAGTTAAATTACAATCAGGAAACCTATACTTTGTATGCGCCAATAGATTACCGAGATTATTCTACAGATAGAATAAATGCAGAATATGTCACTTTGATAAACCATAACGAAAACAAAGGCGGTCAGATATTAATAGAGATTGCAAAGCGAATGCCTAAAGTTAAATTTATGGCGGTGCAAGGTGGCTACTATCATCAGATAAAAGACGAAAAAGTCAGGAATATAAAATATGTACCTTTAATTGATGATGTTCGCAAATATTTAGCCATGACAAAGGTACTTATTGCGCCAAGCGAGTATGAGAGTTACGGAATGGCTCAAATAGAGGCTCTCTGTTGCAATATTCCTGTCATTGCATCTGATATACTTGGATTCAGAGATAGTCTTGGAGATGCAGGGATATTTGTCAAGAGAAACGATATAGATGGTTGGATAGATGCTATTTCTAACATTGATACAATCCAGACTAAGAAAACGCCTTTAGAGAGGGCAAAACAATTAGATCCTGCGGAGGAATTACCCAAGTTTGAAAATTGGTTAAATAAAATATGTAATTTAGCATTATCGTAATGGAAAAAAAAGAGTATTTAAAACAACCCTTTAAACCTAAACAGAATGAACCAGTTAAATGTAGTGAGCCTAGCGGATGCGAAGATGTACCTGAGATTAGACCTAGATTACACAATCGAAGATGGCTTAATAACATCATTAATAAAATCTGCGGTAAATCAAGCTGAACAGTTTACTTTGCAAGTATTATGGCAAAGGCAATTAACTGCAATAACTCCAGCAACAGGTGCGCTAAAAATATATGAATATCCTTTGATTGCGGTTGAGTCTGTTAAGAATCCTGATATGGATGACTTGACATTTGAAACAATCGAAACGCAAGGCTACACAGAAGTAATATCCGGAGCGCCGGGATTTAACACAGTTACTTATGTCGCTGGTTATGGATGGAATTATGAGGGCGGATCTGATGTGCCAGACGATATTGAAACTGCAATAAAAGAAATGATAACTTTTTATTACGAGAACAGGGATAATCCAGTTGTGGGTATGCCTACGATTGCAACTCTTTTGCTTTCACCATATAGACGCATAACTTTATTCTAATGAATCCGGGCAGATTAGACAAAAGAATTACATTTGGCACGTTCAGCTCAGTTGAAAATGCCTATCAGGATTACGTGATTACGTTTGTGCCTGTATTGGCTACATGGTCAAACATAAAGCCATACGATGGCAATAGACAGTTACAAGCGCAAGAACAGGTCATAAATCAAGTCTTTAGGTTTACAATACGGTATAGAAAAGACTTTGCACCTACAAAGGACATGCGAATCCTTTACGAGTTAAATTTTTTCACTATTCATTCAATTAGGAATGTAGATGACACGTTTCGTTTTTATGAGATACTGGCATCTGTAACGGATGATAATAATGGCGTCTAAAATAAACATCTCTAAACTTTTATCTCAGATTGATTCGTTTGGTCAAGATGCTAATAGGACAGCGGTTGCGGTGACTAATGAAACTACGCAGGGCATGGTTACTCAAGCGCAGTTAAGAGTAGTTGTTGATCTAGGTCAGTTAAGACAGTCAATAGGAAAAACAACTGCTAGAGTAGGTTTTAATAGATCATTCTTTTTTGCTAACGCTCCTTATGCTGCTTATGTTGAGTTTGGAACGGGAAGCGGAGTTATTATACCAAATGGCTTTTCAGACATGGCTGCACCTTTCAAGGGCAAAGGAATAAGGATAAGAAATTATCCGGCTAAGCCTTTTTTTATTCCTAGCTACTTAGAGGGCATCCAACAATATCCCAAAACTTTAAGAAAAGTATTGGAAGTTCAGACACGAAAATATAATGCAAAAAAATAATTACATTTGAGAAATGAAAGATGCTAATTTATCAATACTGAATGCATATAAGAGCGCTCTAGCCAATTTAATAGTCGGTAGCGTTACTATTCCAGTATACAGTAAATCAGCACCTTTAAAGAATGTACCGGCTAAATATGTAATTTTATCAAGCCAAACTAGATTGCAAGAGCAGACAAAGTGCGGATATTGGTATCTTTGCACAATAAACGTGCAGATAGTCACTAAATATCCAAATGGTAATGGCGATTTAAGTTTTGCAATGGTAATTAGTGAAGAGATACAAAACAGAATACAGGTTACTAACTTAACTTTAAGTAACTTTATAAATGTTGAAACCTTACAACTATTAACAAATGAAGTGATACTAGAAACAGAAACAGAAAACATATTTCAATACATATTAACTTTTCAACACAAATTAAATAGAAACTAAAAATGGCAGACGAGCAATTTTATTCAGGCAGTTTATTCATGCTATATATCAGGACAGGCGGCGCTTGGAAACCTGTAGCGTGTTTAACATCAAACGGAATTTCCGAAAGCTGGGATTTCGCAGAAACAGTAACCAAATGCGATCCTGGAGTGACCAGACGCAAACCGACAACCTATTCTTTTGAGATACCTTTTGAGGGTGTTTTTACAGATACGTCAGGTGCTGGTGGTGATAACGCTAAAGCATCATGGGATCGTATATCAATTATTGCAAGAGCAAAGACTTTAACCGAGTTTCAAGTGGCGTTACTTAAAACAGATGGCACAGAAGAACCTAACTTTAGTGCGCAGTATGGCTATGCTTACTTTAGTGCTTTAGAGATTACAGGCGCAGAGGGTGATTTCATTACCTTTACTGGCACTCTGTTAGGCGATGGCGATATTACCACAACTGATCCATATCCTGGTTACTAAATGGAGGGACATTTAACGTACAAAATAAGTGAGGTCGACAGGCAGATGTTCTTTGGCAATTACGCTTTGGAGCATACGCTTACTCACTTTGATGCATCGGTAACTGATTTATCAGATTTGTTAGGTAAGCAATTACTGCCATTCCTCAGAGTATTTATTTATCATGCATCGGCTTACCCTATACTAAAGAAAGGCGAGATCGTAGACTTCACAGAGTTTGATGTTCACGATTGGATTGATAACTCTGGAGGCTCAGGGGGTGAGTTTATCCTGACAGTTTCTAAAGAAGTATTTAGAGTGTTAGGTTTAAACACAGAGGTAACCGAGCAAAAAAAAAGCAAACAGGAAAGTTAAATTGGAATAAAGATGTGTTGACTTTTGCTTTTGGAGAACTCGGTTTGATGCCTGATGACTTTTACGCCTTGACATGGAATCAATATATTCTTAAATGTCAAGGCTTTTTTAATAAAGAAAAAAAGGACTGGGAGCGCATAGGATGGGCAACATGGAATGGCATGAGAGTACATGTTAATAAAGGAATGCCAAGCTTTAAAAAGTTCATGGCTTTTATCTATGAAAATGATGAGATAGCAGACATGGATATAATTAAAGAACAAATGAATAAGGCGATGCTTAAATACTTAGAAGATGCAAGGAATTGAGATACCTATTGGCGCACCTTTAGGGCAATTAGATAAAGATTTAAAGGGTGCGCAAAAAAAATTAAAAGGCTTTACTAATGGTGCTGAAACAGATTTAAAAAGTTTTTCATCAACTGCTAGTAGTGCATTTAAAACCGCAGGTCTTGCTTTTGCAGGAGCATTTAGTGTAGGTGCTTTTATTAGTTTTGGCAAAGAGGTTTTAGCAGTAACGGCTGAGTTTGAAAAGTTTGGTGCGGTTTTAGGCAATACTTTAGGATCTAATGCTTTAGCAAAATTAAAACTAAAAGAAATAGAAGATTTTGCTGCTAAAACTCCATTTAGCGTTCAAGAATTAACTGCATCATTTGTAAAGTTAGCGAACCAAGGATTTAAGCCTACTGGTGATGAGATGCGAAAACTAGGAGATTTAGCATCTAGTACCGGTAAATCATTTGATCAATTAGCTGAGGCAATATTAGATGCGCAAACAGGCGAATTTGAAAGGTTAAAAGAGTTTGGTGTAAGGGCCCAAGATGCTGGGGATAAGGTGATATTTACCTTTAAAGGCGTTCAAACCACAGTTGATAAATCATCTGAGGCTATTAGAAACTATGTTACATCTCTAGGTAATGCTGAGGGTGTATCTGGATCTATGGCAGTTATATCTGAAACCTTAACAGGGAAAATTTCAAACTTACTTGATAGTTGGGATCAGATGCTAGTTTCAATTGGTAGCAATACTGCTGGAGTATTTAGTTCAGTAATCAGCATAATAAGTGAGGCAGTTACTTCAATAACAGAATTTAACAAGGAATTAAATATTGCATCTAAATTCAAAATTGAAGGGACATTAATAGATGGTTTAGTAAAATCGGTTGGTAAAATTACAGGCATCCCTGCATTGGGAGCATTTATGTCCACAAAGGATATAAAAGTAGACGCTATTCAATCAGTTGAAAAAGGAGTTAATAATATAGTTTCTGCAACATTATCAGGCGCAAAAAGTGCTAATGATTTTGGTACTGCAATAGCACGTTTAAAAGCTGAAGGCGATAAATTACTACAATCAAAGGGCGGAGGCGATAAGCAAGTTGCAGCAGCATTTCAATCTATTTATCAGGATGGTATTAGAGCATTACAAGATGGCAGAAAACAATTTCAAGCAGAATTAAGTAAACCAGCAACTGCAAGTTTTGGTAAAGCACCTAAAGCAAAAGAAGATAATACTGTAAAACAGGCAAAAGATAAGGCAGATAAATTAAAAGCTGAAGCTGGTAAATTTAACCAAGAAATGATGAGTTCATTAATGAACTTTGAAGCTAACGCAGCCTTGGCAGCTAAAGAGGCAAAAGCAAAATTAAATATTATTGACCCAGAAGCCTTAGAGTTGGCAGTTAGTCAGTCTGAGGTTGCAGCTAAGGCAATAGTTGATAAATTCGCTGCAATAAAAGCACCATTATTAACTCCATTTCAAAACCTAAACCTTTACATAAAAGATAATATTTTACCACAGTTAAGCACATCATTTAAAACATTCTTTGATGATTTGTTAATGAATGGTAAACTATCATTTGATACATTAGGTCAAGCAATTAAAAATACTTTTCTATCTGTTTTAGCAAGTGAAGCTACTAAAGGAGTAATGAGTTTATTATCAGGAGGTGATAAAAAAGATGGTTCTAAAAGCAAAGGTTTAATTGGTATAGTTGGAAGTTTGCTTAAAATTGGAGGCGGTAAAGCTGCATTAGCAGGAGGAACGGCAGCTGCAAGTGGTGGTACTGCTGCATTAGCAACTGGAACGGCTGCCACAGGTGGCGCATTATTACCAATACTTGCAGGAGTAGCAGCCGTTGCAGGGATTGCATCTTTATTTAAAAAGAAACAACAGGCACCTATACCACAAGCATCATCTACAATCAGCACAAGTGCGGCAGGATCTGCTCAGGACTTTGGCGGTGGTCGGGTTGTATTTGAGATTTCAGGCACTAACTTAATTGGGGTGTTAAACAGAGCAGGTGCTAAATTACAGAGGTTCGGACCATGAGTTACAGTCAAAAATATTATTTTACGTTTTATTCGGACAGAGATACTCGGATTGTTGATGGGTTGCCAGATGAATATTTGTGCAGTATCTCGCAGTTAGATTATGCAGGTGAATCTACAGAGATTCAGGCTCAGCAGAATCCTATACAGATTAACTATCAAAATACATCAAGTAATAAGCTAGAGCCTATTATCGGTTCTGAGTGTACGTTAAATCTAATAGCAACTGAGGACTTTGAGCTAGAGGATTTGTATAGCGAGAATGAGCGTGAGTTCATGGTGCAAATTTATCGCAAAGAAACTCCGAATACATTAATTATTAACTGGGAATTAGAAGAAGATATATCAGGAGTTGATGCAAACTTAGAGATATTGGTAAATGGTGTTCAGATAGTCAATCAGTTTAATAGTGCATCCGGATCATTTTATATTAATCGTGGCGATACTGTTTTAATTAAATCATTTAGTTACACATCGACATCAGGTAATAATGGTGTTAATTTAGAAATTACAGGAATACCAACTAAAAGGTCTGTCATATTCCCTTTTGCAATGGATACAACTATTATACCTACAACTGATATAAATGTTTTTTTGCAAAGTACTCATTCAGCTACAGAATATACCGCTATCCGTTCAGCGGTGTTTGAAACATCTTGCGCATCTGGTGAGGGATCCTTAGAGGTCTTTACTAAAAATTATAATAGCGTGACAAGTCAGGCAGCAGCTCAGGCTCTAGCAGATGCTGATAGCGGATTTACGGCAGAGGGGCAAGCCTATGCAAATGCAAATGGCGTTTGTTATGTTAGTCCAGGCGAGTTTGAGGATTTAATCTGGCAAGGATTTATCATTCCAGATGGATGTCAGGAGTCTTTTACATTTCCGCCTTATGTTATTTCTGTAAATGCGGTTGATGGAATAGGGTTGCTAAAAAATCTGTCCTATGTACAGAATGATGGAAATTTCTATCTAGGTAAACAAACTTTTATAGAGGTCATTCAGGCCTGTTTGGTAAGGTTAGAAGCACCTGCATTGTATCTAAATACTTGCGTAAATATCTTTGAAGATAGCATGACGCAAGGCGATACATACGATCCGCTAGATCAATGCTATGTAAATAGTGAACGGTTTTTAAAGGATGACCAGTTTAATCCTATGAGTTGCGAGGAGGTTCTTAGATCTGTTTTAGAGTTATGGACTGCCGTATTAGTACAAAGTTCTGGCGAATGGTTTATTTATAGACCAACGGAGTTAGCCGTAGATGGCAGTTTGACTTTTAGAAGATATTTAGATGGTTACAGGGTTTATGATCAATCTACATTAACAGAGAATTTAGATTTAGTTTTAGGTGGTGAAAGTGAGGGCGTAATTGCAGCTCCTTATTTTCATATCAATACAGATCAGATAAAAATGATAGACAGACCGTACAAAAATGCGTCGATGTCTTTTCTTTATGGTTTTGTAACCTCTTTGATTGTAAATCCAGAATTTGTTGGATGGAATGGCATAACTTTTACAGATTGGGCAAAGAGTAATGTTTTATTACCACTTACAGAAGATTCTGCCGGTGGCGCTAAATTGGGCAATGTAACTGCATCGCCTGGTCCTTATGAGTATATTGAAAACATTACACCTGCGCCAATTACAGAGGGCGATATGGTGGTGTTTAAGATGAGTTATTATAACTATATATCAGACGGACCAAGTGCTAGAGTTATGCTAACTGATGGATTAACAACATGGTATTTAGACCAGACTGGCGAATGGGGTGTAAATGATACTAGAATAAACGGCTTGACTTTACAATACTATGAGGGCGCTATGAGTATTACTGCACGTAGAGCGCCAATTACAGGAAACCTAACTATTAGACTATACGAAGCACGTGAGGACTTAATACCTCCATCTATTGATTTATTTATTACTTATAGATCAGCAAGTATAATTCCTAACATAGGCACAGAGGATCCTATTGGTGAAATGCATACGGCTACGCAAACAGGGAAGTTTACTTTTGTGCCAGAAACTGTTAATCTGTTTAATGGCGATACAACATCAAATTTATATCTAAGCGGAATTTATCAAGCAAACCAAACGACGCTAACTACTTTATGGAATCGCAGAGGAATATCTGAGAGTATTTTAGCTACTCCTTATGAAAGTAGCAAAGCATTTTTACGAATATCAGTAGAAGAAAAACAGAGATTATACGCAGGACCATTTGTGCGCTTTGAGGGATCTATATTTGGCTACTTTAATCCTTTGCAGAGGTGGTCAATTAATTTAATAGAGGGTTATTTTATGAATTTAAGCCTAACTTATGACTTACAGCAGAATATTTGTAAAGCAGTTTTAGGTAGAATAGTAGATGACGAAATTGCTCTGGATTATACGTTAACTCCAGATTACGGAGCGACAACTAAAGTAACTGTAAAAGCAGGACCATGATGCTATTTATAAACAATGTGCCAGTAGGTTGTTTAACCTCTGTAAGCAGATCAGAGCAGATTTCTTTTCTAGCAACGTGCAAGACTTCACAGTCAGGCGGACTAACTCAATTAGGTAGGATCTACACCTACTCAATACCCTTTGAGGGTGTTATGACTACCGAAAATAATATAATGTCGTGGACAGGCTTAAAATCGCTTGAAAGAGTTCAGATAGATTGGGAAATTACAGGCGATGGCATAGAGGGTGAGCAAGGGCAAGGATTTATAGAGAATTTAGAGATATTAGGTGAGGTGCAGGATTTTATTAAATTTAGTGGTAATATAACAGGATATGACTGATTTAATGCTTTATATAAACGATACGCCTGTTGGGTGTTTGCTGAGTAATAATCTAGCTGAAAATATCAACTTTATAAAGACTTGCAAGTCTACGCAAGATATGGCTCAAAAGCAGTTACCACAGTTGCATTCTTATTCTATAAGTTTTGAAGCGGTTTATTCAACAGATCAGGCTATAATAGGTTGGGATGAGTTAAAAGATATCGGCAGGTCAAGACAGATTATGGACTGGTCAATGCTAAACACAGATACGAATGAGGGCGATGCAGGTGAGGGGTTTCTGGAATCTTTAGAAATAACCGGAACCTCAGAGGATTTTGTTAAATTTACAGGAGTTATTACCGGATATGGAGCAATAGTAAATGCAGCTCTAGCTTATAATGTTTGGGCGCAGGATTCAGGTGTTTATGTAGATAATGGTGGTGGTTTGTATGTATTTGTAAATTAAAATATTATGCCAGTAATTAATGGAGTTTATTTAAAGGATTTTACGGCATTACCGAGTTCGGTAACGGATGCTAATATAATACCTATTGCTATTACAGGCGATAATATAGCGTATAGAACAACTGTCGGAGGTATTGTGACAGATGCTAGAGTTACAAGTAAGCTACTAACAGGATTATCAGTCACAGGCAGCGCAATTCTTGCAACAGATACAATTTTACAAGCATTTGGCAAAGTTCAGAATCAGCTAAATGGTAAGCAAGGAACTATAACGCTTACCACAACTGGCACAAGTGGTCCATCTACATTGGTTGGCAATACTTTAAACATTCCTAATTATGCTGATGGTGGAGTGCTATCGCTATCAGCTATCGGTGCAAGTCCAAACGCAAACGCTGCAACCATTGCTGGAACTCAATTAAACTTAGAACCTGCCTCAGCTTCATTTGGTGGTGTAGTTACTACATTAGCACAGACATTTGCAGGAGATAAGACGCTTACAGGAGCATTGATAGGCACAACAGGAAGTTTTTCATCTAGTGGTGGTAGCGATACATTTAGTATTAGTCATTCAAGTGGTGCGGGTATAGCGTTAAATATTACAAAGGGTGGGAATAAGGAGGGTATTTATGTTAATAAGACTTCGGGAAGTGGTAATGCGGTAACTATTATAGGAACGCTAAACGCTACAACTTTGGTTAAGTCAGGTGGCACATCTGCGCAATTTCTAAAAGCAGATGGTACTGTTGATTCGACTACTTATCAAGGTGCAATTACCTTAACAACGACAGGCACAAGTGGTGCAGCAACTTTTATTAGCAATACATTAAACATTCCTGATTATGGTTCTGCATTAAGTGGTTACTTACCATTAACAGGAGGTACGCTTACAGGAGCATTATCAGGAACAAGTGCAACCTTTACAGGAACAACTTTATCTGGTGTTGTAAAAGGAATAGCTACAAGCGGATTTGGTGTATCAGGAGAAGCAACAAGCGGAAATGCAGTTGCTGGTAATGCTACTACTGGGGTTGGGGGTGTTTTTATTGCTAATAACACAGGTGGAGTTGGATTAATTGCTGATTCATATACAGGAGTTATTGCTAAATTTCAGGCATCTGGAAGTGATAAAGTTACAATTGCAAATACAGGAGCATTAAGTGGTACAAGTGCAAGTTTTAGTTCAACTGTAGCCGCATCGGCTTTTATTCCATCGGGTTCAACGGTTGCAACCAATGGAATGTATTTAAGTGCCGCAAATACATTAGCTTTTTCAACGAATTCTACCAACAGAATAGTTATTTCATCAGATGGTGACGTCGGAATAGGAAGTTCAACTATCTCTAATCCTCCAGGAATTGCAAGGGTTTTGAATATTTCTAATGCTAGTAATTCGGGATTAGTATTATCACAAGGTGCTAATAATTACTCGCTTGCTGTAGTATCTAATATTTTTCGAATTTACAAAGAAGGTACTGAAAAATTCTCAATGGATTCAGATGGGGTAGTTACAATAGTGAATTTAGCAGGCACAGGAAGCAGAGCAGTATTTGCAGATTCAAACGGTGTTTTATCCGCTCCCGTTTCTGATATATCTGTAAAACAAAATATTAAGCCTATCGGATATGGATTGAATGAAATCATGAAAATGAATCCAGTTTGGTTTAATTTTATTGATGAATACAAAAACTTTGGCGAAGGCAGACAGAATGGAAATATAGCACAAGAAATGGCAGAGATAATACCAGAAGCGGTTTTTGTAACCGCATCAACTGGGAAAATGGGTATTAGTTATGACCAGCTTCACGCAGTATACATCAAGGCAATTCAAGAATTAAAAAAAGAAATCGACATTTTAAAAAACAAGTAAATGAAAACAATCACAGCTATTACTATCTGGCATAATGGACAAAACAAGCAAGCAGATATACTCAATGCATTTGCGGTTAACGTAACATTAGGGAAGTCCGCTGAATTTTATTACACAATCTCAAATGAAACGGAGCAGTTAGCATTTGGGAACTTAACACTTGAAGGCGAAGATTATCAACAATGGGATGCAGATGTATTTGCTTGGGGTTGGATTGCAGAGCAGTTGAACTTGACTATTATAGGGGATTATGCCAAGCCAGAAACACAACCCAATAATTAATTATATTTGAGATAAAAACAACCCTATGAAAACTGAAAAAGAAACACAAACAGAACCAACACCAGAAAACCAACCAGAAGCACAAACAGAAGTACAACCAACCCCAAAAAAGTTAAAAGTAGAATTGGAAGTACAAGAATGGGAAGCAGTATTGGCAGTCATTGAGCAGTCAACCGCTTCACACATTCAAGTGAAGGCAGTAGCAGCCGAATTAGTTAAACAATTACAACCTCAGATTAAAGATGACAAATAATAACGCTGATTTAGCGACCATAGTTTCCGTATCAGGCGCAATGCTAAGTATTGCAAATGTGCAACCGATAGTTACATTAATAGCTTCTATTGTCGCTATTGTCAGTGGAATATTTGCCGTCAGGTATTACATTAAAGCAACTAATAAAATCAAATGATTAAGAACGGAATAATATTTATTTTGGGTTTAGTGTGTTTGTTTTTGTTTGAACTTAGGATTCCAACAAGGACAGTTACTAAAACTAAAATAGATACCGTTTTTACTGTGAAAACTTTCACAAAGCATACCAAAGGAGATAGAATACCTTTTAAAGTTTTAGACACGATTTTCACTAATACAAAAAGCTATGATACAACATACATTGTTAAAGATTATAACCAAGCTACGGAGTATTTGGATTCAATCAGACAAGACAGTAACCTCTTTGTCATCACAGATACCATCAGCCAAAACAGAATCATCGGCAGGTCATTCCAAGCCAAAATCCAAGAAAAAACAATCACAATAACAAACAATATAGAATCCAAGAGCAAAGCGGCTTTGTATTTAGGCATAAAAAGCGATATAACGATAGATTTAGGTAAAGTGAATCACAACATTAGCCTATCATTTAAAACTCGGCAGAAAGGCTTATTTAGCGTTGGTTATGGAATGAGTGGTTATTCAGTAGGTTATTCATTAAAATTATAATTATGGCAATCAAAGAAAAAGTAAATTTAACAAATCCTTTACCAATAAATTTTAAGGATTTTAGTAAAAACCCAGTGGTGGGTACAATGTTCTTAGTAATCATTGGCATTAGTGCTTTATACATTGATATTAGAAGCACGTTTCATGAGCAAATTGATAATCAAGGAGCAAAAATCGAGAAACTTGAAGCTAAAATGGATGCTATGAGTCAATCATTAATTAAGTGCGAGGGTGCAATGAGTGGAGCATCTGCAAAGTTAAGCACGTTGGAATCATTAGGTAAAATTCAGAAAATCAAATGAGATATTTAGTATTCATACTTTTCATAAGTTCGTGTAGTACAACAACTGAACACGAGCAGGTAAACAAATACGATACTTTACTATTAAAAGTTGCTAAAAGTCAATTAAAGATGGATAGTAGTATTGTTGAGGCTACAAAGAAAGAAGCTAAAATAATTAACAAAACTGTTGAAAGTATTATTGAGGATAAAAAACAGATTAAACAATTGTTTAGTGAGGTAGCTGAAATAAAAGCAAATCCAAGAGTACAAATTCAAATTGATACTGTTAGGGATACTATTTTTGTTACAGAGAAGAAAAACTTTTGGGGTAAAAGTAAAAAAGACACAGTACAATGAAACAGTTTTTTTGTGATGAAAGTGGAAGTCTAAGCATGAAGCGTTTATGCGGATTGCTTTGCGTAATTGCCTTATGCGTGACTATGTATCATAACTCGTTCAGCGAGGAACATACTGCACCATCGGCTATATTGGTTGAATCAGTAGCTTTATTGGCTTTTGGTTGTTTAGGTTTAACCTCTGCTGAAAAAATATTTAAGAAAAATGAAACTATCTAAAGAACAAATAGAAGAATCCGTAAAGGCAAAAGGCTATGTTTGGTTTGATGGAGATAAAGATTTTGATGTAAATATTGTAGGTGTACGAAATTCTGCAACAGGTCAGAAAGTTACAAACGTATTTGACGATTTTATGACGCTATCTTACAAGGTAGATGGCGAATGGGAATTTCATTCATGGATGGCAACAACAGACCCCGGTACTAAAGGCGTTAAAGAGTTCCATAATGTTGCAGGGGTTGCAAGGCTTGTTGAAGGCCAATATAGAGGCTCTCATGCGATTGGTTTACATCAAGGTAAGTATGAAGCTTTAAGACAACAAAAGCCAGTTAAAGTTTATCGTGATGCCAATAAAGACATGACTTATGATGAATCAAAAATCCAAGAAGGCGTGTTTGGAATTAACATCCATAAAGCAGGGGTTGATTCAACTTATGTAGAAAATTGGTCAGAAGGATGCCAAGTATTTAAGAAGGCTGCTGATTTTGATGAATTTATGGCTATCATAAGAAAAGCTAAAGATATACATGGTAATTCATTCACATACACTTTAATTGAGTCTTCGGATATAAAGTAACTCATGATATGACAAGTGCAGGTTTATTACTTGTATTTGTCGGATGTTTACTAATATAGCACCATTTGCGGCGACGTTCATAAGATTTCAGAGAACTACTCCCATTTAATATTTCCGTACTTTTCTTTAGCTGACTTTTCCGCATCCGCAATTTGCTTTTTGCTCCATCCAAATCTTGGAAGCCACATTTTATGTTGACTATCAATCCAAGTGTGCTTATACATCAAACGAAATGGCAAATTGCACATCATCCAATGATAAACACTACTCATAATAGCACCTACCAAAAAAACAGGTTTTTCGGCACCCCAAACCAATCTACAGACCCAAACCAAAGCGGAGAGGGTTATGTAAATTGTCAGGGTGATGAATATAAACGCAGTGAGGATCATTAGTTATTTCCTTTTAAATATCTTTTTACGTTTATCTGTTTCTATTGTTTCTGAATAGAACAGAATAGTTATGGGGATGATTAATGATATTACATTCATCGCCACAAATTTCTGAGTGAAGCCAAAATCAAACCAATAATATAGCAAATTAATAATCCATGAAATTAGCGCAAAGAATACTGCGGTATTTCTTTTGCCGATTACTGTGAATATTAATATTGAGCATTCTAAACTAAATGCGAAAATCCAAGATATTATGTAATCTAAGTCTGTCTTTTTACTAATCATGTAAAAGACCTCTGATGCGTGTGTTATTTGTGTTAATAAGGCAAAACCTATTGTAATTAGGATAAATTTTTTCATAATTTAAATCCCTCTCTTTTTAACAATTTGTCAATCTCCTGCTCGATTAATCGAGTCTGGGCAATGCGTTTAGTTTTACTAATAGTTTTTAAAGCGGACCGCTTTTCATCGGTCAAGTAGACCGGAATTGATTTTAGTTTTTCACTCATGTGTTTTTTATTTCTACAAATATATAAATTTTATCAAAATCAAAATAAATAAAAAAAAATATCAAAATAATTTTTTTATATCAAAAATAGATTTATATTTGGCCACACCAAAACACAAAACGATTATGGAAATTATCATTTTTTTTATTATTATGTCAGCAGTACTAATTGGATTAGCTGGAATTTGTGACTATTTAACCCATAAACTAAAATGAACTTTGACGCGTATTATGATGACTTGTACGATAGGACAGAGACATCAGCAGAGCATTGTGAATACTGCAATGCAAGAATTGAAAAATGTAAATGCCACAAGCACGATGATTACGACAGAAGGAGGGATGAAGAAAATGAATAATCTATTTGACAGATTGAAGCCTGAGTACAAGACACTATTGCAAGATCAAGCTGAATTTTATCCAAATGCTATTCCATTAATCATTGATGAACTTATAAAAGAAAAGTCTATTTTAGATTTACGCTACGGAACTGTCGGGTTATTAGCATTGTACCTGAATGTAAAAAATTTAGGAATTACCGAAATTGTAAACTTATTCAACGAATCATGAAAACATTATTAATCAAAACAACAATCCTTCCAAGTGGTGAGCGTATCACTTGGGAGGATGGAATGCCAGTTCATAAGACCAGGGAAGTACATTCTGACCAGTTTAATCAATGGCATTTTTATATCCAAAACGAAAATATTAAAATGCGAATGTGGGGTAAAATCATTAATCGGATTAAACTTGGTGCAGTATGTCACCAGGAAGGTCAGGAATCAGCTTTAAAGTTAGCAAAGGAAATTTTGAAATGATGCACTTTCACGAAGATCCTAACCCCGAATCAAACAGAGCCTTTTGGTTCTTAATGTTTGGCCTTATCTTACTTGCTATGTTTTTCGTTATTGAAATTTTTGTGAGGTTTTATTTGCAGGTAACATAATAATTTTTTAATTTAGATACACCGACTGGAAGCGGTATTAAAAACATCTTAAGAGCCTTATTTCGGGGGCGGATCTTCCAGTCCAAACCCGGTATAAGGCATTTTTATTTATAATGAGTACAGAAACAAAAAAACCAAATCTACCAGCAATAGTCAAAGATTTGGGACTATCCGTAAAGATGGATAGTTTAAACACCTTACTGAGCAGTACACCGCCGCAATCTTGGTTATCCGTTCACAAAGGTATTACCTACCAGCCTATTGATCGGGTAAAAAACAGCCTAATTACTATTTTTCAAGATTATGACTGGAGCATTAAAAATGTTCAAATTATGGCTAATTCTGTTTTAGTTTTTGGAACGCTATCGGTTATCAATCCGATCACCGGGCGCACTCGTAACGTAGATGGAGTAGGGGCGTGGCCTATACAGTTAAAGTCAGGTTCTACACCAATGCAGATTGAAAACATTATTCAAGATGCAATTCAAAAGAACGCCCCGGCTGCCGAAAGCTTAGCACTTAAGAACGCTGCATCTAAGCTGGGTAAAATCTTTACCGATGGCGGTTCTGATGTCGAGTTTAACGGAATGTACTCTAAGGATGTACCAATGGATGACATTAAAGCCTCACAATCATGATTATCACCGGACAACAAAACGAAAACCAACGTACCCCTGAATGGCTAAAGTCACGTATGGGGCGTTTCTCTTGCAGTCAACTGCACAGACTAATGACCGAACCAAAAGCAAAAGCCGATAAGGAAGCTGGCAAATTATCGGATGGCGCAATTACTTATGTGATGGAGTGCATTGCTGAAAAGCTAACTGGCAAACCAGCCAAAGAAGATTTTACAAGCAAGTACACCGATTGGGGCGTAATGCATGAACCTATCGCTATTGGTATTTACGAGGAAGTGTTTCAAACCAAAGTTACGCAATCGGGTTACATTCCGCATGGTGAGAACTTCGGCGGTTCGCCTGATGGCTTGGTAGATGAGGCAGGAGGCATTGAAATCAAATGCCCCTATACAATTACTGCGCATTTGGTTCACTCGCTTACAACTGATCTAAAAGCGGATTATAAAGAGTGCTACTGGCAAATTATTGGTTACATGATTATTACCGAACGCAAGTGGTTCGATTTTATATCTTATCATCCCGAGTATCCGGGCAAATATCAATTCAAGCGGATTCGTTTAGAACGTGCAAACGTACTGCAAGACATTGAACTTGCTCAGGATAAAATTAACAAATCAACGCAATATTTAAACCTCATACTAAATTCAATCTAATGGGAAAACCAATGCAAGGCTCAATATGTTTGAGCGATCTCGCAGATGCTTACAAAGCTGGGCACTCCGCATTTAACAAGTCTGAAAAGAACGGCAAAGTCTACGCTAACATTGCAGTATGGATGAACGATCAACCTGATCAATATGGGAACATTCTATCATTGCAGCTAAATTCTAAAAAGGATGCGACTGATGAAAAGGTTTATTTCGGAAATGCAAAAATGCCTGATGGGGTAAAACCTCAATCAGCACAAACACCAAAAGCAAAGGATGATGATCTCCCCTTTTAACCAATCCTCCCTGCCATTGAATATCTCTGGCAGGGGTAAACGATACGGCACTCGACATACAAAAGAAGTCATAGGTTTAGCATTAGAGTATTGCATTGGTAATAATATACCTCCTACCGAAGCTGGCAGATTGCTTAACTTACCAATGTCAACCGTTGCTGATTGGATGACAAAATACTGGTTTTACAAAAAATTAGATAACCCAATAATCTTAACCTTAAAATCCAATGTTTAATCACCTACATCACCGAATATTGATGGACTTTTTTAGAAAGAGATCATTGATGAAGTACAAGATTGAGGATATTTGTGAAGCAATTTTAAATTATTATGACTTATGACATACGAAGATTTTATAGCGCAAAAAAAGCATAGCTACGGAGAATTTGGTTTTGAAGCAAAATACACTCCAGATATTGCTTTTGACTTTCAGAAACACGTAATTAAAAAAGCAATACGAAAAGGTCGCGTAGCTTGTTTTCTTGATACTGGACTTGGTAAGACTTTAATTCAGTTAGCTATTGCAAACAACATTATTTTACATACCAATAAAAGGGTATTAATTTTAACACCTTTGGCAGTAGCTTTTCAGTTTTTAATTGAAGCCGATAAAATTGGGATTGATGATATTGAATATTGCAAGGATGGAAAGTTTACTAAAAAAATAGTCATTTGCAATTATGAGCGGTTACATTATTTTGATACAAAAGACTTTGAATGTGTTATTCTTGATGAAAGTTCAATATTGAAAAATTTTGAGGGTAAAATTAAAGCTGAGGTAACTGCATTTATTAAGAAAACGCCTTATCGGTTTTTGTCAACTGCAACGCCTTCCCCTAATGATTTTATTGAATTAGGTACAAGTTCTGAGGTTTTAGGTTATATGGGTTATATGGATATGCTTGGAAAGTTTTTTAAGAACAATCAAAATAGCGTAGATAGTAATAACCGGAATATTGGAGAAAAATTCTATTTAAAACCTCATGCCGAAAAGGATTTTTTTTCATGGGTTAATCAATGGTCAATAATGGCAAAGATGCCATCCGATTTAGGCTTTTCTGATAAGGATTATATTTTACCGGAATTGATTACTCAAAAGCACTTTGTAAAAAATCAGTCACTAATTGACATTAATGGTCAAATACAAATGTTTACCCCGATGGCTAAATCAATGACAGAGGTAAGGCACGAACAAAAGCAAACTGAAATAAAAAGGTGCGAAAAGGCTATTGAATTAGCCGAGGGTAAAACCTCTGTCTATTGGTGCAACACTAATCTTGAAAGCGGTTATCTTAAATCAATGGATAAGGATGCAGTTGAAATAATCGGATCTCAAACTATTGACCGAAAAGAAGAAATTTTATTAGCTTTTGCAAATGGTGAAATAAAGCGATTAATTACTAAAGCTAAAATGACATCAATGGGGTTAAATTGGCAACATTGCAATCATTCTGTATTTTTTCCGACCTGGAGTTATGAGCAATATTATCAGGCTATTCGTAGGTTTTGGAGATTTGGCCAAAAGAACCCGGTCAATATTGATTTAGTTATCTCAGATGGTCAAACAAGAGTATTAGAAGCTATTGAACAGAAAACACAAAAGGCAATCGAATTGCATAAAAATCTAACTGAAAACGTGAACGGAGTATTTACAAACAAAATTAAAGAATTTAATAAACCAGTAATAAAACCTAACTTCTTATGAGTACCGTAAAAGACCAAATAATAACAGAAAATTATGCAATCTATAATTCTGATTGTATGCTTGTAATGCCTACACTTGCAAATGAATCAATAGATTTATCGGTTTATAGTCCTCCATTTGCAGGACTTTATAATTATTCAAGTTCTGAAAATGACTTTTCAAATTGTGAAAGTAAAGAGCAATTTTTAGATCAGTACGAATTTCTAATTAGTGAAATTGCAAGGGTAACAAAACCCGGCAGAATATCAGCGGTGCATGTTACCGATGTATTTGATAATACTTGCAGACTTTGGGATTTTCCACACGAGGTAATTAAATTACATGAAAAATACGGATTTGAATATCGTAACCGCATAACCATTTGGAAAGAACCTTTAAAGGTCAGAATGAGAACAATGGTTCAATCTTTAATGCATAAATTTATTGTAGAAGATAGCACAAAATGCTTTACTGCAATGCCAGATTATGTTTTAGTATTTACTAAAAAAGGCGAAAACAAAGTTCCGGTAGTTCATCCCTTTGGTATTAATCATTATGCTGGGGAAACACCTATTTTACCAAACATTTTAAGAGCATGGAATAATGCAAATGATTCTAACCTAAATGAAGATCAGCTATGGCAAAGATTAAATTTGATTAATGAACATGATAAAATTACAAAGCTTAATCATTATATCTGGCAACGTTACGCTTCATCTGTTTGGGATGATATTCGAATTGATAATGTATTGCCTTTTAGGGATAGCAAAGAAGATGACGACGAAAAACACGTTCACCCTTTGCAGCTTGATGTAATTGATAGATTAGTTGAATTATATTCTAATCCAGGCGAAATAGTTTTAACGCCATTTATGGGAGTAGGTAGTGAGGTTTATAGTCCGGTATCAATGGGTAGAAAAGCAATAGGTATTGAATTAAAAGACAGTTACTATAAACAAGCTATACAAAACATGAAAGTAGTTAAAAGTAGATTTGATAATCACAAAGCAGAAACCTTATTTTAATGTCTCGCAAACTAATTAAAACCAACGGCCTGGGCGATGCAATTGAACACCCAAAAGTTCAAACCTACAAAGCAAAGCCAAAGCCGTACAAAGAACCTGATTTCTTGCGAAATTACAGATTAGCAAGGGAAAGGTTCTTTTGGAAAAAATACCCAGAGCAAAGGGCGGATATTGAGGAAAAAGTAAAATTAATGCAGAAAGAATGGCAAACGCAGGACAAAAGAAAATAGACCACACCAACCCCCTAAGCCAATACAAATCCCACAAGGCATACAAGCCAAAGATTCAGCATGAATGGGCGGCCCAACTTGCTCTGTGCAAGTGGCTAAAGCTGCAACATCCTGATATTCGATTCCGATCAGATATTCAGTCAGCCGGGAAACTATCGCCACAGATGCAAAACATTAAACTGATCATTGATCCCTGGAGAGCGTGGCCGGATATTCAAATTTATCACAGATGCGGCGATTATTGCGGATTAATGATTGAAATGAAACGCATAGATTCCGGAACGTTTTTGAAGGATGGCAGTTTATCAACCCAAAAGCACGTGCAAGAACAAGCAGAGATGCATAAGTTTCTTAGAGGGTTAGGCTGGTCAGTTTGCTTTGCGGAAGGGTTTGAGCAAGCTAAAAGAAAGTTTGAAGAGTACATTAATTATTAGTAAATTTACCTTAGCTACAACGTCATGAAAATATTTAAAATTTCCCTCCTGTTCCTTTTACCTGTCATTCGATGGGGGCGTTGTAGCGACTTCTTTGGTTCAGGAGGGTTCTTTTAATTATGGATATTTCGCTATTTAATTCGCTGCCCGAAAAAGGCAAACCCCATATTTCAGATGCTAAAATATCTATTTTAGAATTTCTTCATTACGTTAAGTCTGGCAAGTATAAATTCCAGATTGAACGTATAAGAACTGAGCAGGATAAAACAAATCGGGATGCGCTAAAAAAGCAATTACCAGCCGTTACAATTTCTGGAATATTTACTGAACGAAAAGCAGAATTGTTGATTTCTCATTCCGGGTTCATTCAGATTGATATTGATCATTTTTCCGATAAATCTGCATTGATCACGGATCCTTATACCTACTCTTTATTTAAGTCCGCATCCGGAGGTGGACTTGCCATAGTAGTTAAGATAAATTCCGAAAAGCATAAAGAATCTTTTAACTGGTTGCGCAACTATTACTTTCAGCACTTTGGTATTGTAATTGATTCCGCACCGCAAAACGTGGCATCGCTTAGATTTGTTTCATACGATCCGGAACTCATAACAAATGAGAGGTCAAAGATTGCGCGTACGCTTACAGAAAAAAAGTATGTAAGCAAATCATTGCCTATTGTAGTGGATGGCTCACAAGTCGCTGAAATGGTGCAGGAGTGTGTAAACTTGGGCCATAACCTTGCACCAGATTACGATTCATATTTAAAATTAGGATTTGCACTTGCGCAAGGATTCCAAGAACAAGGCAGAGAATATTTTCACGCGCTTTGCTCAGTATCTGAAAAATACGATTCGCGCCATGCAGATAAGCAATTTACTATCTGTCTAAAAGGTAAAAATTCTGGTATAACTGCCGGTACTTTCTACTGGATGCTTAAGCAAGTTGGGATACATGCTCCGGAAAGTCAAAAGAAAGCCGTACAAGTGGCAACACTTGGCAAACGTGCCGGGCAAACTAAGGAAGAAGTAAAAAAGCAGATTGAGCAAATTACGGGAGTTGATGAAAAACAAGCTGATAAATTAGTTAGCGAAGTTTTTAACCGGGATGACATTTCGATAAAATCCGCATCGGGAGATCCCGATCATTTAATACAAGCATTAACGCAATGGATGAAACAAAATCATCCGATGAAAGTAAATTCCATCACGCGCATAATTGAGGAGAAAAATAACGAGGTCAGGCGCGAAAGAATAAATTCTATTTACCTACGTGCAAGAATGTTTTTTAATACAAAGGATATTACAAAGGATTTAGTTGAATCTTATATTTTTAGCGATTTTATTATCGAATACAATCCAATAACGGAATACATTGATAAAAATTTGCACCGAAAATCAGTAGGAAATATTACAGACTTGGCAAAGTGCATCCGATC